CCTCCTTCCAATAACTTTTCACCATCCATAAAAGCAGAATCTATAAATTCACGATTCTGCTCCCACATATTAAAAGATTGAATAAGTGCCTCACATAATTCTAGAGGCACTCCTTTCTTAAAAATCCCAATATGATCTACTATCTTCACTCTTCTTCCTCAGTAGGGAGTTCAAAATCTACATCTACTTTATCATATAACTCTAAGAAAGACTGCTTGGTTTCATCATCAAATCTATTAATACACACCTGCATTGCCTTTGCCTTATCATTAAAAATAGAATAAGCACGAACAATATGTACTAATCTTCTAGTACTGATAATTTCATCAATACCACCATCATAAAATGTTTTACGAATAATATCACCCCAATCTACTAATCTCTGACAAAACTCAGTATCAGTAACTCCTAAAGTAGAAGCTATCTTTCCTAGTATCCTCTTCTCAATTGTTGTAGAAGGGTACTCTTGCTCAAAGGTTACTGGGAATCTTTCAAGAAAGGCTTCGTTGAGCACGTTAGTTCCAATAAATCTGCCGTCGTCTGAACCTTTACCTTTAGTATTTGCGGTGGCGATGATGTTGAATCCTGCTGTTGGGTGGATGAACTTTCCGATCTTTTTAAG